CGCGCGCGAGCCAGCTCTTCAGCGCCTCGGCCACGCTTGCGGACTGGGCGGCGGTCAACCAGGCGGCGCGCTCGATGCCGGTCTGGCGTTTGACGAAGGCGTCCAGCGCCGGCAGCACATCCGCCTGGTCCTCGACGCCCTTGAGCGCGGCCAGCCAATAGAGCGACCACCAGAGTGCGCGCACCTTGGCAAGATGCGGCCGGTGGGCATCCGGTCGCTTGCTCAAGATGTTGATCGCGTCCAGCACGCGGCCGATCTGGTGCGGCGTCATCTCCTTGAGTGACCGCAGTCCGGTCTCGCGCTCCATGAGGTCGCGGCGGGTTTCCTCGTCAAGCCCGGCCGCCTTGGCAGCAGCATGCACCGCCGCAACCAGCCGCAAGCGCTTGGTCTCGCGGTCACGGTAGCTCATGGGTCACCTCCAGCGCCGGCGGCGCATCGGCAGCGGCGGGGGCCACGAAAAACTCCTCACGCTGGACAATCTCGGCCAGGTCACTGACCAGCGGCCCCTCGGTCAGCAGATCGGCGAGCAGCGCCTGGCGGTCGATCTCGACTTTCACGCGCAGCATGTGATCCAGATTCCAGGCCTCTAGAAAGTCGATCACGAGCTGCTCATCCATCAGCAGCTTGACCCTCGGCTTGCTGAGCCGGTGGCCCATCTGGCCTTCCGGCCAGTCGACGGTCTTGCGCCGACCGCTGTCGGTCAGGCGCTCGGCATGGGCCTCGAAATAGATCTGCAACGCCTTGTGCTGGAGTGCGGCCTCGCCGTCGATCACGTCGGCGAAGGCCTTCAGCTGGCCGCGCAGGCTCTCGATCTGCTGGCGGGTCAACTCCGCCTGCTCGGCCAGGCGGCGCGCGCCGTCGCCCAGCCGGGCGATGATCGCGCGGGCCTGATCGTCGGTCTGCGGCACGATCAGTTCGGCCGCCTTGCTTTTGGTAACACGGGGTTTGCGGGCCATATCAGTCTCCAAGGAGGTGGGTGAGGGCAATCGCGAGGACCACGAGGCCGCAGGCTGCCGCAGTCAGCGCGGCAAGGTCCGCCGCCTGTCCTATGGCGCGCCGGCGGCGGGCCTGGCGGACCTGGGCCAGCCGCTCCAGGCGGCCCAGGCGCAGGAAGTAGAGCATTTCGTTCATGGCTCTCTCCGGTCGGTGTTGTTGGGGCAGCTCGGGCAGGTGGCGGCGAAAGCGCGGCGCACGGCGTTGTGCGGCGGGCCTTTCATGCGGCGGTGGCGGATGCAGCTGTCGAGCGGGATAGGCCCGAACAGCGGGCAGTCGACGGTGTCGGCCAGCAGGCGGGCGCGCACCATGCGCTCGATTTCGTCCGTGCGGGCACCGTAGCTGTTGGTCAGTATGCGGCTGACCAGCGCCGGGGATTTGCCGATCTGCTCGGCGACCTTGCGCATGGAGGCGTTGTCGACGGCGAGCGCCAGCGACTTCACCCAATCCGGCAGCGGCGACCAGGCCGCCAGCGCGCGTGACATGGCCGTGCTCATGCGCCCCTCCTCTGGATCGGGTGCAGCTGCCGGTCGTTCTGGTCCTGGAGCGCTGGCCCGTCCGGCGTGCGGACCAGCCGTGGCGGGCGCGGCCCGGTCGGGCGGACAAACAGGTAGTGGTCGCGGGTGGTCGCACGCAGATAGCCGGCCCGGCGCAGGGTCGAGATGTGGGCTCGGGCGGCCCTGGGCGTAATCTGCGCCGCCAGTTCCAGATCCTGGACGGTGAACCGCTTCAGCACGCGGATGGCGTCCCAGCTGCGGGCCATGATGGTGCGTCCGCGAAACGCACTCGCTGGCGGCGGTGTTTCCTGCGCGCGGTATTCGGGCAGCATCTCCAGGCCCTGCGGCGTGGCCCGGAGGATCCCGGCACGCCGCCAGAGGCTGGTCCAGCAGCGCACGTCGTCGGCGCTGCCGCCGCACTGTGTGCGCAGATCGGCGTATGTCTGCACGGAGCCCGCGCGCAGCGCGGTCCAGAGCGCATCGCGGATCGCCACCACTCGGGGCTCTGCCGCGTTTTTGATGCGGGACGGCATGGACATCACGCAGCGAGCCGGCGCAGGGCTGGCATGTCGTTGGTGATGACCGGCCGCTCGCCCCACCAGGCGCGATCCGCCATCAGCGTATTGTCCTCGATCGCATAGCGCTGGGCGTTGACGATGTTGGTCACCACCCGGCGGGTGACGCCCTTGCAGCGTTCGACGAAATAGCCGACCAGATCATCCGCCACGCTGACCTTGCGGCAGTAGACGTCCCGCAGTGCGCGGGCATCTGCCTGCGAGCAGGGCTGCGCCGCCACGCGGATCAGCACCCTGTTGTCCACGCGCTCCCACTTGCGCAGCAGCGCCGGCATCTGCTCCTCGCCGATCATCAGGATCGGCACGCCGGCGGCATCGTGAAAGTCGCGGATCAGGTCCACGTAGCCGCGCTTCACGATATAGTCCATTTCGTCGATGATGATCGGCCGGGGTTCGGCCAGCAGCGTCTCGATGATCTGGCGGCTGAGGTTGTGGAGCACGCGCTCCAGGCGGACCAGGCCGAGCTCGCGCGCGACCGCCTCCAGGAAGGCGCGCTGGGTCCATGTGCTCTGCGCCTCGACATAGGCGGCGCCGCTGGTCGCGGTGCAGAAGGCGGCTGCAACCGACTTGCCATAGCCGCTCGGACCGTAGAACAGGCCGAGGCGCGGCAGGCCATCCTCGGCCTCCCGGCATTCCATGAGGGCCTTGAGGCAGAGCGCCATGTTCTGCGTCTGTGCTTTTTTCGTGGTCATGCTGTTCCCTTCTGCTGCTGCTGGATGTGTTCGACGACGAGCTTGTGCGCCCGGTATTCGGCGCTTGCCGCGTAGGCTGCGGCTGCCCGCAGGGTGTCCGGGGCGACGAATTCGCCGCGCGCGTGAGCGGCGAGTGTTGCGTCCGCATCCGCTATGCGGCGGGCAACCCGCGCGGCCGGATCGTCCTGCGGGGCCGGCACCTGCACGACTGGTGCGCTGCGCTGTGCGAACAGCCGCGCGGCCTGTGCGCTCAGGGCGTCCAGATCGACGGGCTCGGGCGGTGCAATGGTGTTGAGGGCCGGGGAATTGAGGGCGGGACCTTCGGCGGCCTTGCCGGGAAAGGCGACGACATTGGTCGGCCATACATCCAGCAGGGCGGCAACCGCATCCTGCTTGGTGTAGCGCCGCTGGGCGGCCCGGATCTCGCGGGTGGCCCACGCCTTGTCCTCGTTCTGGCGGCGGCGCATCTCGCGCGCCAGGTCGGCGCGGTCGATGCCGGCGCGTGTCAGGTCGCGGGCAGCGCAGACATAGAGGCCGCGATCAGTGAAGACGTGGACGCACGAGAGATCGCCGTCATCCAGGCGGACCAGCACGGACTGGCCGACAAACGGGATCAGCTCGGGCGCGAAGTAGACCCCGCCCTCGACCCGCAGGCCGCGTTTGCCGACCACGCGGGCACCGGCCAGCGGCGAGAGCAGGATGTCGAGCGCCCGCTCGTCGGTGACGCGGCGGGCGGCATGCGCCTCGACAGCCGCCGCCACGGCGGGACTGCGGCCGATCCCGCTGTGCACGCGCTCCGCATAGACGGCGCACCAGTTGTCGCAGAATTGCTGGAACCAGGCGGCATCATAGCCTTCGGCATGGATTGTCAGGCCGTCGCGGCGCTTGCGCAGTTCGATCGCCTTACGCTCGGCGATGTCATGGCCGACAAAATTCGGCAGCAGCGGCACCAGATCGCGCGTGAAGGTGCCGAACGCCCGCTCGACGTGGGGCTTGCGATCCGGACTGCCCGGCGGACACAGCTTGATTTCGACGCCCAGCGCTGTCAGCGCCCCGCTGATGTGGCCCGAGACGTAATCCGGACCGTTGTCCATCTTGCAGGCAACCGGGACGCCCCAGGCCAGCATGGCCTTGCGCAGGGCGGCAGCGATCGCCCGCGACGAGCTGGTGCGCGCGACGTGTAACAGCACGCGCCGGGTGCGCACGTCGATGATCTGGACCAGGGCGTGACGACGGACGGTGCCGTCGCCGTCCATCAGCATCACGTCCGCGATCGTCGAGTCCATCTCCCAGAGCTGGTTGATGTGGCTGACATCTGCGTCCATGCGGCCGATGGACAGGCGATGGCGGGATTTCCACTGATCGGGGTCGCGCACCCAGGCCAGCGTGGCCGCATTGGTCCTGGCCCAGACGGCAACCCAGCGCTGGATTACCCGGACCTTCGGCGTGCGCTGTGCGCCGAACCGCCTGCACAGCACGTCGTGAATGCGCGCGGCACTAACCTGACCATCGGCTGCAAGGCTCACGATGCATGCCCGTACCTCCGGATCGCGGTCAATGGAACCGCTGCCGGGCCGGCGCCCGCGCATGCTCGACAGCCGTGCGGCCGTCGGCGGCGTCCAGCCGGACGCAGCGTCCGGGTGATCGTTGAGCGCATCGGCCAGCCAGCGCAGGACCGTGCGCGCCGAAGGTGCGTCCGCACCCAGGGCAGCCACCATCTGCTCGAGGATCTGGCGGTAGCAGCGCAGACCGTCCGCCACCAGGGCGTCAAAAATCCGCCGCGCCGCCTCAGCCACGGTTTGCAACCGGCATGAAGCGCGCCGCATAGTTCAGGCGCGGCTGCGGGTGGTGCCGTTTTCCAGTTTTACTATCATACCTCTCCGGCCAGAGGGCTGCCGGGCTGACGCCAAGCGCCTGCGCGATGGCGGTTTCCGCTTTTCTGTTCGGCTGGCGAAGCGCGTTTGCGACGGCGCCACGTACTAGACCTGCATGTTTTTCAAATGCTTGAACGGTGCCGAACCGTTTTCTGAGTCCTGCCTTGATGTCTTCCAGATGCATTCAACACCTATATGGCGCGGCGGCTGATCGTCTGATATTATCTAACTATATTTTCTATAAACTTCAAAACTGGAAATTTTCAAGGGCAATAATGAGGGGGTGACATGAAAGACGTGGATATTTTTCCAGAACGCGTGCGTCAGGCGGTTCGCGCAGCCGGTGGCGCCAGAAAAATCTCCGAGGTCAGCGGCCTCAGCGGCAGCACGATCGGAAACTGGACGTCCGGAGCCAGCGAGCCGCGCGTAAGCGACCTGCGCCGTCTGTCCGATGCGACCGGCCGTCCGATCGAATGGTTTTTCGGTGGCGGCGATGATCGCGCGCCCGACTTGCGGTCGCTGATCGTCAACCCTATTGCTGCAGCGGTCGCTCAGGCCACTGCCGAAGAGTATGCGCTGGAGTATGCGCCGGTTCGCAGGGTTGCGATTTCCGCGTCGGCCGGCGACGGTGCTTTTGCGGTCGAGGACGCGGAGCAGCTGTCGCCGCTGGCCTTCAAGGCGTCCTGGCTGAAAAGGGTGGTCAGCGAGCCCGCCAGGGCGGTGCTGCTCAACGCCAAGGGCGACTCGATGTCGCCTCTGATCCTGGATGGCGACCTGATGCTGGTGGACCAGGGCCACCGCAAGATCGGTGTCGGCGGCATTTTCGTGTTCCGGCTTGACGACGAGATCGTGGTCAAGCGCATCGCCATGGCCGGCGAGCGCCGGGTGCGCATCACGAGCGAGGCGTCCGAGCTGTTCCCGCCGTTTGACGTCAATATAGACGATCTGCACCTGGTCGGCCGGGTGCGTTGGATCGGTCGCAACCTCTAATTTTCATCGATACTCGCCAAGCCGCCAGGTTGGCTTTACAAGAGGGTGTCGCCATCCGCGCCTGTGGCTAGCGGACTGCGCCCGATCGGCGAGGTAACGGGGCGTCCATCGGCAAATCGAGCCCAGTCCGACCCGGAGCCGGCTCCGGGCGGCGACACTGACCGCCACG